GTCTTGACGTTGTTTGCGTTCCTGTATATATCCAAAGTTTTAAACTAGCCTCTGTTAATTTGCTTTGATTAAAATATACATAGTATGGACTTCTTACGTTAATTTTTGCCATTTTATCGTTTTGTTAGTTTTATTAAATCTTTTTCTAGTCCTATTGAGTACGCTTCAATCAAATCATCTGGCAACCTTTTAAAAGCCGCTACAAATGGTTTAGTAAAAAATAAACTAGGCTTAATTCCTTTTTGATATATACTTCTAGCAATTAAATTAGCTGTACTTTCGTAACTTAAAAACTTTCCTGTCTTTTTATCTCTGAATTGTATTTTACGTCTTTTAACATAGCTTTGCATTGCTTCTGTTAAACCACCTTTACGCCCTGTGCCACTGCCAAACCTAAATGGACTGTTGGGCGCTTTACTACTTGATGATTTACCTCTAACCCCTTTGTCTTTAAACTTACCGTAATCAGCCATTTCAATATTAAGGTTAGCTCCGTTTTTAGTTGGTACTACATTACCCTTTAAACTATTGTAAAGCGTCTTAGTGTCGTTATATGTGCCATAATCTGAACTACCTTTAGTTAGGTTGCTTCGGCTCTGTTGTATAACGTATTTAGCGAACTTATTTAATTCTTCTTGTAGGGCTTTGTCTGCTAACATATTTCAATATCGTTGTTTACGAATACGTCAAACGTTGCAGTCCAACCAGCTACTTTGTTTTCAAACCTATCCACAAAAGGTTCAAGACTTGCATCTCCACTTAATTGGTATTTATCATTATATAAATCGCCACGCCTTAAAACTTGTACTAACTTATTTAATACTGCTAGTTGTGTATTAAGTACGTCTTGTTCGTTATTGTTTCCAATAAATATATCCGTTGTAGGCTCTTTACTTTCATCTACTATATCCATTGCTAGTATTGAAACGTTAAACCTTAAAACACTCTCCTGAGCTGTAACACTATTAATAATCAAATGCGACAAAGGGAATATAGACTGCTTAGACAAATCAACATCAAATAAATCGCCCTCTGTAACAGTGTTTACATTTATATCGCCTAGTAAAGCATCTTTGATAGCTTGTGTTAATAAATAATAACCTCTTATCCCTGTGTAACTCATTTGAATTTACTTTTTATTTGTCTTGCTTCTATTTCGTTTTTTTCTTTTGTATATGTTAAATACGTCAAGCATTCGTGAACGTTTAATTTAGTGATATCTTCAAATCTCGTAATATCTCCGTCAGCGATTGCATAGATTGAATTGTACCAACCCCATTTGGTTGTGAAGCCAGAAATTGCACTAAGCTCTCCTCGTTCTGTTTGCTCGAAGAGTTCAGAATAACTGTCGATAAGTCCTTGCCTAAATTGTAAAAAAAAACAATAGCACCGAATACAGCATCTAAAGGATAGTTCTTAGCATCTTCGTTTGTGTCTGGGTCGTACTCTTTGAGCGTGTATCTTTGCCCTTGCTTTAAATCAATTGGTCTGTATAAAACATTCATAGCTCTATGCAAGTTATCATTATCGCCTATAAACGTATCTAAGTCCACGTACTCGCCAAAACTCATATTTTCTAAGTCTGGTATAAAACCGTAATCAATACCATTCATTTGAAACCTATTTATAAGCTGATGCTCTGTGTCAAACATATTATTTATGATAACACAAATATCTGTTATATCTTTTGCTTTCATTGAACGTGCAACCTCGACAGGTACTTTACAGAATATCTCAATCATCTTAGATTGCACCTCTGCTTCCTTTGTTAAATTTAATTTATCAAACTCTTGGTATTGTCCTAGAGTGATTTCATTTAACGTTGTTGGTATGCTTAACTTAACTTTCATATTAATATATAAACTTTTTTATTTTATTTTAGTAACTAAGATACAGTATATTTACCCCTGTTTGGGTTTTGTAGTTGAAAGCCTACTGCATAACGAACCGCATCTATTAAATGGTTGTATTTATCTATTGGTGTATTTGACTTGCGTTCTAACCAGCGATAGTTGTTCAGCTCTTTAATTAAGTTAGTGCTATCTGGACTTACTATAATATCATAGTCTTGTAATAAGCTGATGCCATAAGTAACACTCCCTTGCCCTTTTATACTTGGGCGTACATTACAACCCTTTGCTTTTATTTCGCTTAACAGTCTAGGCTCTGCACTATCTCCAACAATTAAACCCTCTCTAGCGTGTTTTAAATTAAGTTGTGCTATTTGTGACGTTGTTAGTCTTTGTAAGTAGAAACATTCCTTTAAATAAATACGTTTGTTAGAACTATCTATATTGACCTCAACCAATGTACTAGGGTCTGCTGCGAAACCATAATCTTGACCCCATACGCTTGTGCCTATATGCTTGAACTCTCCTACACTCCAATTGTTAAATATAACGCCCTCTGCTTTGTTTAGCCACGCACCTAGCATTTGCTGTTTGTATTTCTCTGGTCGCCTTATCTTCATTTGCTCTATTTGGTCTATATAGCTTTTAGATAGGTTGTCTATATTGTCTTGGTACGTTGTATGTATATAAGTTGTATTTTCTTTAACTGTATTGCTGCCCTCTTGAACCCCTCTATCCTCAAAGAAACGTCTATATATAAAATGCTCTTTTGTAGTTGGGTTTAGTATTAATATAATTCTGTTTGGTTTGCCTTGCTGCCTTACTGACAAATCAATAGTGTCAAACTTTTGCTCATCAACTAATTCTTCTGCCTCATCTACGACCCAAGTAGTAATGCCTTGTAAAGATTTTAAGTTAGCTGTCTGGTCGCCACTTGAAGTCTTTATACCTCTGAATATTATTTTACTACCAGTCTTTTTGTTTAGTATCTCGTCTTTGGTAATGTGAAAGTCTGCTATTGAACCGAACTGTTCTAGCTTGTCTATAAATTCTGGAATGATTGATATGTAAGCTGAGGTTAGCGTGTAACGTGTAAACAGTATCGTGTGACCTTGTTCGTATGTTAGCATCACTAAAAGGGCGTTTACTGAAAAAGATTTCCCAGAACCACGCCCACCACTTACTATAAAATACCTACTGTCACTATCAACAATAGGCATATATTTCTTTTTTACTTTAATCAACGAATTTAATTAAATCTCTAAAATTGATGTTTAAGCCTTCACTAGAGTTAATATCAACACTTTCTTTAGGTTTGCCATAACGATAGCTTAAATATAGCTGTACTGCTCTCATATCGCCTTTAGCTACTAATTCCCCTAGTTTACTTATTGCTTCGTCTTTGTCTATTATAGCATCTAAGCGTTCAATTAGTTTTTGTTCTATTGCCTTTGGCTTACGTCCAGCACCTTGTCTAGCACCACCATTATTTTTTCTGTTATCCATTTGAAATAAATTGTTTAATCAATCCTTATTAATATATAAACAGAATTATTTTATTTTAGCACAATACAGGGTTTTTAACTTTCTTATTTAGTGTAGCACCTTTTATTTCTGGTATTGTCTTACGCTTTACTCTAGTCTTTATTAGTGCGTTAAATGGGTCTAGTCGTGTTTGTTTAAATTCTTCTACTGTTTCTATGTCCCAGCCTGTTAAGATGTCTATAACGTCTTGTATTTCTTTTATAGTTTTATTTGTTTTTATTTCTTTTTTTATCTTGTCTTGTTCTGAATTAAAAAATGGTTTAGATAATACTAGTCCTAGTTCTCTTATTATTTGGTCGTGTTTCTTTTTATCTTCAAGCCCTATTACGTTTATGCTATTAACGTGGTGCAATATGTTACAGTGGCTTTTTTTAATTACATCGCCCACCTCTCTAAATGTAGCTCCACTCTCATAGGCTAGTTTACTAAATACCTTTTTAGCATAAGAGTAATTTCTTTGTCTTGTATCTAATGATATATCTAAATTGAACTTTTTATTTACTGCTTCTTTTATTGTTTCTAATTTCATATTTGTTTTTAGTTAAATTCTGCGTGTTCTAAACACTCACTACAAAGGTTTTCGTTTAATTGGCTTGGTTCTGCATTACAACAGTCAGAGCCTATGTATTCTTCTGTATGTGGGTTGTCTATTGCGTATTGTACTATTTGTTTTGGTGTTTTCATTTTGTCTATATTTTATTGTCTATAACTTCTATTAAGTGTCTAAGGTCTGAACGTTCCCATTCCCCTAGTTTAACTCCGTTTATGTTGAATTTATAATAATCTTTTCTATCTGTTTTTTCTATTTCTATATTTATATACATATTAATCTATTTTAGTAAATTCTGCTGTTTGGTTTTTATTGTGTTCTTCTTTGTTCTGGAAGTAGTTATCAACTAAGGCATCAATCATTACTAGCTCATCAATACTAGCTGTTTTTATTTTGTGAATTAAGCTATCTATTTTGTTTAGTACGTTGGTGCACATTTCAGGGTTGTTATGATATACAGTATTAAAACCCTCTTGGTATATTCGTTCTAGTATCTTTGATGTTTTATTTACTTGTAGCTTTACGTTTTGTTTAAACGCTTTACTGCCTTTTAAATCATCGTTTGCTTCTAGTAGTAATTGGCTTATTAATACGCATTTTAAATACGCTAAATGTCTGTCGTTTATTGGCTCATCATAAACCCCTCTTACTTGTTCCTGGTGTTCTAGTTCTTTTTGTTCCATTTGTTTATAGTATTCTATTTGTTTTTTTCTATCCATTGCTGCTGCTGCTCTCTTAGGTATTCTATTTCACGTCTTAAATAATCTGCTGCTTTTTCTAAGTCTTTTAACTCATCGTCTTTTTTTCCGCTTCTGCAAATATATTTAATTATATTTCCCCTATTGAAGTTTAGCTCATAATCTTTTATAAAGTCTATAACGTCATAGCCTTTTCCGTTTTCGTAATGTAAATAAGTTGCTCGTTTCATAATTTTATTAATCGTTATTATAATGTTTTAAATATGGTAATTCTTTTTTAGTACATCTTTTTACCCAGCTTTTATCTAAAAACTTAATGTATCTAAATTGCCTTAAATCGTGTTTAATTGCCTTGTCTTTATTTGTTTGTAAATATCTGCAACCACCCACATTGTTTTTATATCTTTGACTTTTTTTAGATACTGTCATACTTGTATTATGGTACATTGTGTCTTTAAGTTCCCAAAAACTACTCGTGTGCTCTCCGTAATATCTAAAAGAACAGGCTTGATAAACAATACCTAAACCGCCGCAACGTTCGTCCGCAAATGACTGTATCCATTTTATAGTCTTTAGTTTGCCTTTAATATATTTAATGCTGTAAGATATTGCTTTGCTTTCACTGTTACGCTCGGCTTTGTCATCTAACCACATTCGATTTAACTCTAAATATTGGTTCATTTCAGTACCACAAACAACACTTCCGCAACTTGCTGGGTTCATAGCATATCCATACTGTAGAACACCAAGAAACTCACTTTTAATAAACACGCCTAAATTAATATAAGTTCCATTATATATTTTACCACTATAATGGTTTTTAATTATAGTTTCCTTAGCTAAATCTTTGTCAATTTCCTTTACTTGAAAATCCTTAGTTCCATAGCCTACAATATCTTTGTGTCCGAACATAGGAATTTGGTCGCTATAAATATATCCTTTCATATAGTTGTTAAGTAGGTTTTGAAACTTTTATCTATCGCATCTTTTGTAAAAGAACAGTTTTCCATAGAGTTATAATGATAAAATGTAAAATCAATTAGTAGGTTTAATATTTCTTTATTTGACATTGATAAAATCTTCTCGCTTCTTTTTATTTTTTTAAATACAGGTATAATACTACCTCCATTTAATTTCATAGATTTACCGTTCTTATTTAAGTGTTTTATAAGCCTACCATTATATAAATAGTTTTGCCCTAAATAATCAACAACCTCTAAAAGCCTGTTATGGTTCTTAGGTAGTTTACAATTACCTTTTTTCACATCAGCTGTATAACCTAAGAAAATAGAAATTAAAGCTGGAATAGTAAAAAGTTTTCCATAAACATTCTCTGCTTCCTTTAAGCTGTTTGGACTTTTCATAACCTCTAATAAAAACCTCTTATAATCTTTATTTCCACTACCAGCATAACTCACTATGTAATCAATAACTTTCAAAGATTTACCTCTTGTGTTAAAAGATATAAATGTTTGCCTAGCCTCTTCGTTGTCTTTAACTTGTTTTTCTAAAACATTGATTTTTCTATATTTAAGGTAATCAAAAACAGCACTATATAAATGGTTTCCGTCTGTTAATATTTTAGTCCCGTCTTTGGTTATACATATAAGAACGTCCCTAAGCTGACCGTTTTCAGATACCGCTTCCGACAGGTCTTTAACATTCTTTTCATTCCTCCACCTTTGCCACGTTGGAATAATTACATTTTTAAAATCTTTTTTTGTGTAAATTGTTCTTTTTGTTTTCATTTTGTTTTTGTTTTAATTATTATTTTTTGCAATATATGTTTTTTCTTTTTAATAAACAATTAATTAACTATTTATTTTTATAGTAATGCTAATATTCTTAAATCTTCTTGTATGTCTTTAATCATTTTTAAAGCGTCTTTATAGTCTTGGTTTTCCATAGCTTCAATAACTATGTCTAGGTCATATACAAATCTAATCATTTGTTCTAAGTTTTAATAAGTGATAGCACTCTGCAAATTTTTGACGTGCTTTGCCTTTGTACTCTTGTTTAAATAATTCGTACATCTTTTTTGTGTATTGATATTTAGTGTCGCAATCAGCTAAGTATTTTTCTGCAAACTTTTTTCCTTTGCCTTTAAAATAGTTTACGTTGTCGGCAGTATCTCCAATTATCATTTGCTCGTAAAAGTTATATAAGGCTTCGTCCTCGCTTATATCTAAAACCTCTTTGTGTTTGTAGTGATAGTTGTACATAAGGCAAGGGAACTGCTTATAGTCCTTGTCAATGCTTACTATCATAACATTATTACGTCCTAGTTCGTTTGATAGTTCGTACCAATATCTAGCAACCATATCATCGGTTTCAATTCCATAACCCCAAACGCTGTCGTATTGGTCTTTAACGTATTGATGCATCTCATCTAATAAAGGTGGTAACTCTTGCTTTTTTCTATTGGCTTTGTAGTCGCTTGTAATTAGCTTTCTAAAGTTTCCCTTACTACCGCTAAACGTTAGTACTTTTTCTATCGGATACATATCTTCAAGCTTATTGACTATGCTCATAAATTGCTCATCAAACTTCGCTTGAGCTTCTTCTATATCTCGATAGTATTTGTCATCTTCTGGTTTATCTCGTTTCTTATAACAAGCCGCAAAGATTAAACTATCTGCGTCTACTAGTAGTATCATTCTATATCTAAATTAAAGCATTCAACTGAACAATAATAATCTCCGTTT